TAGCATAACCTTTTTTGGTTTTACCACCAGCCATCATCTTCTTAACCATTTTACCGCCAGCCATCATCTTCTTTTTGACTCCTTTGCCGCCAGCCATCATCTTGCCTTCGCCATCAGCGGCAAAAAACGGCACTTCCTTGCCTTCTTTGTTGGTAACCATTTTAAGCTTACCACCTGCCTTCATGCCTTTAGGCTTCATCTTACCGCCAGCTTTCATGCCTTTGGTTTTCATTTTGCCGCCACCCATGTAGCCTTTACTCTTCTTCCTCATCAGGTTCTCCTGAGTACAAGTTGTCGAAAACTTGATTTACATCTAATGTGTAATCCAAGTCAGATTTTGAATAATGAATATGTTGTGATGGCCTGAAGTCTGGCGCACCCTCTCCCAATGAAAACCATGCAGGATGTGTGACTCTTACCCTGTTATTGGGGAGTGCCACAATGTTGCCTGTCCATTTGCCAGCATCTAGCAGTTCCATGACATGGCTTTGTTTGTGTTGTGCAGGATCATCAGCAATTTCATTGTCAGTGTAATCGACTGTAAAATAATATTTTGCAGGATAGAACTCACCGTCTATCTTCGCAATCCAAGGACAAGGCGTTGCCCGATCTAGCACATACACAGAATGTGTTCTTGAAGAACAGTCCCAAGGTTGTGCTGCCCATACAGGCATCGGTTCAGGCCATTCTTCTAACGGTGTGTCGGCTACCAGCCCTGTGATAGGCATCCTTGCCCACATTGCACCGCCATGTATGTTTTCCGCATTCTCGTCATCGTAGGTTTCTGCGCCAGTAAATATTACCTGGAAGCTGAGAGAACGACACGGCATGGTGGTAACTGCAATCGCCATCGCATGAAGAAACTCTCCATGATATTTTTGATGATTGTGCGTGTATTCTTTCCTAACCCAACATTTGAAATACGGGATGTTGCTTTGTAAAAATGCCACTAATAATACTCTGCTCGTCTGGAATAAAAGGGTTCTTCATCCTCATCAGACCCCAAACGTAGGAATCCTCCTTGTCTGAATCGGAGCAATGCTTGTGTTGAAGAGTCAACCAAGTCATCGTGTTCGCCTGCCGGGAAGGATGCAAACTCTTCTATCACCTCTTCCGCAAACCTAGTCTCAGGACACCAGACAATGCCAGATGCAAATAGATCTGACACAGCGTTAACCCTTGAGATCTTATCGTTTCCTCTGCTTGGCGTGTATTCGGATACAGGAATACCCATAGCTCTTAATTCAAATATAAGAGGGGTTCCAGCCGCCTTCGCTTCAACGATGCAGGCATCGGGTTCAAATTCATTATAGAACTCAAACGCACATTTCTTTAGTTCAGGAAACTCAAGCCTATCTTTGAATGCATCAAGTAATATGATGTTAGGCTGTGTGACTCCTTGTTCATCAGGGTGGTAAAATACCCCCCAGGTGGTGCAAGCAGAATAGTCTGCTCGTTGTGTTTTTAAAAAAGCGGTGTCCCATGATTGGATGATAAACTCGCACGGAGGCGGTCTTTCATCTTCCCATTTCTTCCACCATTCTCTTTTAACTAATGCGCTCTCTTCAGAAGACGGATCTTGCTGATATTGAGCTTGCCATTTGGGTGCAGGCAGTTCACTACGCAGAGCTTCCAGTTCCGCTAGAGACCAGAACTCAGGCCATAGTGCTTTGCCAGAAGGCATAATTGCAGGAAATTCAATCAGTTCCCATTCATCCATTCCTTCTCTTTGGACGGATGTTTTGATTATCTTTCCTGTTAAATCTCTCTTGTGCCAGCGAGTCATCACTATAATGATGGCTCCTCCTGGCTGTAATCTCTGTCTTGGCCCTGATGTATACCAATCATAGACCTTGTCGAATACCGCAGGATCTGCGCTTTGGCCCTCTTGTTCACTGTGAGGGTCATCTATTATCAGTAGGTCGGCTCCTTTACCTGTGACCGCACCGCCTACCCCGATAGCGAAGTATTCACCGCCTTTGCTTGTACTCCAGCGTCCTGCCGCTTTGGAGTCTGCCCTTAACCCTAGTTCCGGGAATATCTCTTTGTAATCTTCACTGTCTACCAGGTTACGAACCTTTCGCCCGAAACCAACTGATAGCTCTGCGGTATGTGCCGTCTGTATTATTTTCTTTTCAGGGTATTGCCCTAAAAACCAAGCTGGGAGCAGATAGGATGCAAACTCAGACTTTGTATGCCTTGGGGGCATGTTGATGATTAATCTTTTTAAATCCCCGTTTACAACACGCTCAAAAGACTCTGCCATGATCTTGTGATGCCTGCCTTCAATAAACGCAGGCCAAACCTTCTTGATGAAGGGCATAAACCCTTCCCTGGCTTGTTCTTTGCTTTCTGTCTTTTCTAGTTGGCCTAAAAGCTTGAGTACATGCCTTTGTTCAGCTTCAGGCAAATGAACGATATTTTTTAAAAGGTCGGGGTCTATCTTACTAGAAATAGTCAAATTAGATCCTATAAGCTTATACTATAAGCTTATAATTAAAGCTCTTATTGAGCTACGCCATCAAGGCGTAAGCTCATTTAAACTATAAAATGAAAGCTTATATACATAAGCATAACTTGATAGTTTAGCATATTAAGGGTCTTGACAAAAAAAGCAAATTTTTTTTTAAAATTTTTTTTGGGTATGGGACTCCAGGCACTTTTTCTGAGAAAAAAAGGGGTAAGTGCTTGATATATAAGTGTTTTTTATTTGGGATTTCAAAAAAATGGTATTCGTTTGAGTGTTTTACTATGTATAGTAGACATGTGCGCAACACGCTCACAGGGGGGGTTAGGAGGTTAGTAAGCACTCACTTCAGAATCGGAAACCAGTTCTTAGCCACCCCCCCTAGTAAGCACTAACTTACATCCCTAGTAAGTACTCACTAACTTCTGAGCATCACCCCAGTTAGTACTCACTAACCAACCCAGTAAGCACTTACTAACTTAGTGCAGTTGGTCGTCCTCGCCTGGTTCTTCTATAGGTTTTTTCGAGAGCAGGTCAGCAATTTGTTGAGCGATGTCATCACTGTTTAGATCTGCTTCCTTGTTTACGATTTGATGATCAGAGAACAAAGCCTGAGTCTTTCCTAAAAGCTCCAGGGATCGGATATATCCAGAGTCTGGAGTGGGGATCTCCTCATTAATTATCTTTCGGAGAGTGTCGAGGACCAAGTTTTTATCTTTCACTGCATCGCTTACGGTCTTATTTACAAATTGTGCCGATATCTGAGCTTGTAAGCTATTCAACCTCGACTGAACCTTATCTGATCTCATCAACCTAGATGTACTGCTCCAGATACTTTCCGGCTTTGTTGAGGGTTTCGGCTTATATACTTCTCTGTACGCCTGGGATGGATTCACCCCCCTGGAAACTTTTCGGCAGAATTCTGCTTCCCTGGGGTTGAGGCCGTCCCGATCCTTTTTATGCATTGTAATGATTCGCTTTCCCAATCGTTTATTAATTATCCATAAAAAAAATTCACTCGTAAACTATTGATAAGTAATGACAATTAAAAATAATTAAAAATAATTAACAAGATTACAAAAAAACACTTGCACACATAAACTAATCTGATATGATTCGCTCATACCAACCAAACGGGGAAAATTTAAAATGAAAGAAACTAAAGCACCAACGAAAGTAGAGTTCGCAAAAGACAAAGGAATAGCGGCAATTTGGAAAGTAGCAAGGGACAATGGTTACCTCTTCAAGGTTCCTAAACTTTTCTACGATGACCACGTTGCTCGTGAGCTACCAGCACCAACGGTTATCCGAGAGAACAAGACTCACTATTGGATAAGCCTGGGTGGGGCGCACATAGATGAGTTTATTTCGGATGCTGAGTATTACAGCTTTTACGAAGGGATGGGCAGGGAATACCACGGGATTGTGGCATCTGCCAGGGCAACACTTAGAGCATACGAGAAAGCCAAACCTAATTTTTTAAAAGGAGCATAAGGATGACAACTAAAAAGTATATCGAAAAGTTAGCTGGCAAAGACAAAAATAAAATCATGGCAATTGATTTTGACAGTAACGGTTTCAGCATTTGGTTAAACGAGCCGTACATTTTTGTAATAAATGAGGCTGGACACCTTGGGTTTGATTGGAACGCTTTCGATTCAAGAAAAGAGTTAAAGGAAACACTCAAGTATGAATGGAGCATGGGCATAACTACGCCAGCTAAATCCTAACTGACGAGAT